GCGGTGGTGAGATGTAGCTTTGCCAGAGTCCGAATAGGGTCTTGCATAGACGTACGGTATAGAACGGGGTTGGGATGGTGGCGCCCGAGGTATAGGATCGGGGATCCATGTGGAAAATACAATGATTCCATCTTATGGCCGAATAACCCGGTAACTCTTTCCAAAGTTTCACCTAGACCGGGTAGGGCAGCCCGTATGCCGTCGTCAGAGGCGCTCAACACCCATGTACATATATTATCCCACGCCTGGTCGGCGGGAATGCCACGTTCGCGTTCTGTGATGTATTGATGACGTATCACAGCGATATTGTTGTCATTGGTGGTTCCTGGAGACCCGCTGATTTGCGACGTCAGCGTACAATATCTTTGCCCGGTGGTCGTGCTGGCGCGCACGTTGGTGTCTTGGGCAAGTACTCGTGCGAGTACGGGGCGGTCTGATGCGCGACACCAGCGTGTATAAGCCCGCGCTTTAAAGTCTTTATCAGATTTACTGATATGGCCATCTAATCTAGAGTAGTCAGATATGATAACTCCTCCGGGATAGTCGCATATCTGTCGAAGCCGATCACTAATTTGTGAAGGAGTCATGGAAGACGCGAAGAAAGGTTTATCCTTGAGGACATCCTCCTTGAAAGCATAGGTAAAAGTGGAATATGTCAGTTGGTGTGCATTATCGACGGTACTTATGTTCCTAGGATCTGTGATGTTGTTATAGGCTTCGGCCTTTATGAAAGCTTTGACAGAGTTGACGTAGTTCTGCGTGAGGGACGGGAGGGCGCGTTCAGCTCTGGCGCGTTGTACGGGACGTTGTTGTGCTTCGATAACGCGCTCTATGGTCCATGGCACTCCAGTGCCTGCCTCTGGAACGAGGAACTGCAATAATTCTTCGTCATAGGATTTCCAGGCGAGAGGTGGCATGTTGGTATTTTGGGTGCGCAGGACACGACCTGTAATAGTGGCGTGGTCGTTGTTGACGCCGCGAGCTGGGAGCACTGCTGGATCTGTAGTGAGGGGTGGGGCTACCGCACGGCCACAAGGTCTACCGTCCTCGGTTGCGAGCGGATGGAGAGTCTGGAAGGTCTTCGCAGGGGGGATGGAGGATGTGGCGACGATGTCTGCTGCTGTTGGTGTTCTGAGCAGCTCGAACAGTATGGGCGCTTTAAGGGCGGCATTCGAGATTTTAGGCTCAGCGGCTTGTAAGAGCCTCTCGACATCGGCGATGACGGGTTTACCGGCCCGACTGTGGCGGATTTTGATCGCGTCATATAGATCAATGGGTATTGTGACGGAATGGGTAGAGCGATTGCATGCTACGGATATTGTGTTATCAACAATATTTCGCACGCAGCTCATATCGCCAGTGGTTAGGCGGAGCCGGTCAATGCCGAGTTGTTGGGGGGGGGGATAGCAATGCGCGGGAACGGATGTAACGGGATAATAACCGACAATGCGACGTTGTGGGTCGAACTCACATGTGTGTTGCTCCACGACATAAGTGAGCAAGTTGCCGGATTTATCCTGGACCGAGACGAAGTCATGGTTGTGGTCCCAGAGCTGGTGTCTGTATGTAGCTCCCCCACTAACACGATAGACAACCTCGTTGTTGTCAATGGAATAGTTGCCATCGGTTGTGGGGCCACCGGCAGATGTGGGGACAAATGTGTATAGCATGATAGGGTTTCCGTACTGCAGATATCGGTTGAAATCTACGTAGTAATCCACATCTATCATGATTATGACGTTGTCGGCGGTGATAGGGTCGTCTCGGAACTCTTTATTGTAGTCCCGTTGCATAAAGTAATAACGGCATCCATCATAAACGTCGCGCTTTGACATGGACACGCTATAAGGGCGAAAGCCGGCATTTAGTATGACTTCTTCGATGCGAATGGCTACAGAAGTTCTGTACTGGGCAGCATTCGGGTGCGTGTGGTCACTCGGGACTGGAATGAGAGGGACGCTGCGTAACTTGTGGTGCAGCACTTTGCGATAGTCCGTGGGTACGACTGTCTTGCGCTTGTGCATCCGTCTACTCAGTCGCACTATGTCGTTACGGCAGAGAACTTTGCGTACATAATCGACACAGCGGCGGAACGGTGCGCTGGCGCGGGGGCGGTACTCCGTGCTGCCGCCCATCTTGCGAGGGGGGCATGGTTCACGGGTAGCGGTGAACATGTCGGGGTTACTTTTCACTACTTCTGGTGAATCAATACGTGAGTATGAGCATCTACAGATT